ATTTGCGGGCTTGCGGGATGTCCGTAAATTCGCCCAGCTTGCGAAAGCCGAGGAACAGTTTGCAGATACCGGGATTGGCCCAATGTTTGGCGACCTCGCTTTGGAGCAGGGCGCACAGTTCGGCATACTTTGCCCTTTTCTGCGCCAATTTCTTTTTGGCGCAGCGCAATTTTTCGTCTGTCGTCGGGTCGAAAAACAGATCGTTGCCGCTCATGTAACTAACGTATTCCTCTATTTTACGCTCGACTTTCGTAATCTGCGCTTTCGCCGCTACCACGCACGAGAGCAGGGAGCTGAACCCGGTTTGCAGTCCCGTCCGCTTGTCGTAGTAACAATAATAGACCTGTACGCCCTTACGGGGATATTGACAGACATATTTTGCCCTGCGCCACTCGACGAGCCACCGCCAGCGGTCGAGCATCCTGCGAGGCATGTCTATTTTGTGCAGGACGACCCGCGAACGGTCGCATTCACGGTACTCGAACGTGATATATATCCAATGTTCTATTTGCAGTTCCCGTTCGGCACGGGCGAGGTCTTTGGCCTCCTGCATCCAGTCGTCGGTTCTCTCCCGTGCCATCGTTACGCCGTTTTGCAGGTTTCGATCTCGGTATGTCGGGCGAGCCATTCGCGCACGCTCGCCATGTTGTATTCGGAGGTTACGACCGCCGTGCAGTCGCCGATTTGCGTAAAGCGGGTGCTTTCATAGCCGTCGATCCACTCCTTTAAGGCCGATACGCCCCACGCCTGCGGGTCGTCGAAAATACGGCGCTCCAACGTGCGGATAGGATCGCAAAAAGTTACGATAAGTGTTTCATAATCCGGTCGGACAGGTTCGGGGAGCAGGCGCAGGTACTTCAAAGAGCCGGATTCGTCGTCCTTGTCCCCATGCGCCCAACCGCTGTGTAAAACCTCGTTACCCCAGCGCTGGGGCTCGTCGTAACGCACTTTTACCTCCGCCGTATATTTCGTAACGGTTATGTCCTCGATTACTCCCGTAACCATCGAACCTAAACAGATGCACTCGCACCTTCTACCTACCAATTCCTTGTTTACCTCTGTCGTTTTCATTGTTGTTCTCCATTAAATAAGTTCTACTTCCGCGTTGTCGTTATTTCCCCGAAATGTTCCGGCCGCATAGTAAGCGTATCGGTTGTGCCAATTACTCCGGCGTTTGATATAAGCCATAGCCGGGGGACGGATCTCGATGAATGTTGTGTAAATGTTATGTCCGATGGTTATGACTAATTTACAGTTACGCCATATCTCGAAAGGCGTTCTGAATCCGTGCTTGCCCTCGACGAGTTCCAATGCTGTGGCGACTGTGCTACGGACTTCCTCGGTCGATTCCGCGAGGGCTTTGCGGGTTCCCTCTTTATAGATGATTTTCATAGCAGTCGGTGTTATGGGGCGGCAGCCGCCGCCCCGATTGTTACTTATATTCTCCGAAGTTGGTGATTATACCGAACCGTCCCGTGTCGTTATACATGCCGGAACAATACAACCTTCGGCATAAGTCGGAGAGTTGTTTTTCGGTAATACCCGATACGACTATCGCCGTGTGGTCGTGCTCGCAAATTCTTACCTTGTATCGGGTTTTGAGTTGGGCAAGGACGGCATACACCCTTGTCGTTTTGTAGTCGTGTTTTTGATTTTTCATAGTTTTGTCGATTCATTTTTCTTACTTGCAAGGGCGATCAGGTTATCGAAACTCTCGTTTAATACGACAGCTCTTTCTTTCCGGTAATCCTCTGCCGGATCGCACTCGCCGACGGTAAACTCCCAAACCTCCATGTATTTGGCTTTCCATTTCCGAACCACCTCTGCATCCGGTAATGATGTGTGCAGGTCGTGTCGGCTGCAAATGGCGTTCAACAGGTCGATGTAGCACATGAACAGGTCGCTTTGGGGCATCCCTGCGTGCAACAGCGTATAATCCCACTTTACAATGTCCCGGACGGCGTTCGATATGTTGTCGATGATCCCGTCTATATAATCCCGCGTAGAATCGTTTTCGTAGATTCCTGATCCCCATGTTCCCATAGTTTTGTCTGTTTTCGGTTGATAAAAGGTTTGAACGGCGGCTGT